TCCCTTCTTATTTGTGCATAAGTTACTGGTATGTTTGCATTTAAGTAAGCCATAGTCAATCATTTTATTGAGCCCCAGTTAGGGCCCGCTTCATAATCTACCTTATTAGGTATCTTTAAGTCAACTGCATTTTCCATTATGTCTTTTATTTTAGCAGCTTCCAAATCATTGGTAACTGATATATCAAGTTCATCATGCACTTGTATATGTGGTGTGATGCCCTCTTTATGTAATTCTAGCATAGCTTTTTTTGTCATATCAGCTGCACTACCTTGAATTAATTTATTTAATGCTTTGTAAGTAAATGCTCTACGTGCAGCGTTATTGTGCCAGTAATTTTTTTTACCTGTATCATTACCATTTTCGTCTAGGAGTGTTGGTCCCATTTGTTGTAACTCTAACATTCTTTCATGATCCTCTGCAGGTACATACTTACCCCAATCATCACCACGTAAAACTGGTTCGTATTTTGGAAACCTACATCTTCTACCAAGTAAAGTTTTTATTTTACCTTTACTAGATGCAGCGTTCATTAATTTATTCATTAACTGTTTTACAAAAGGTACTCGTGTGTGATATCTTTCTGACAACGCAGACGCTTTGTCTTTTGATACACCAAGCTCTGCTTGTAATTTTGCTTTACCCATTCCATAAAATAATCCTAAATTAATTACTTTAGCTTGATCTCTTGGTATCTCTGCCATATCAGCAACGATCTGGTGAAAATCTGTTTTAGGATTTGAGTCATAAGAATCTGCAATTTGATTTACAGAAGATAAACCAAAACGTAATGCATAGTGTGCAACAAGTCTTGGTTCCTGTTGCGAGTAATCAAAGCAACCCCACTTCATACCTTCTTCAGGTATAAACAAACTTCTAATTAATGGACCTGTGTCTGGATCTCTCGCAGGTATTTGTTGTAGGTTTGGATTTTGATATGAAAATCTTCCTGTAACTGTACCTCCATCATCTGATCTTATTTGATTTATTTCTGCATGAATACGTCCACCATGTTCATGTTTTAAAATTGTATCTATAAATGTTGTATTAACCTTGTTTAATTTTCTTGCTTGTGCTATCATCTTAACTACAGGATGAGCATGATTAGAAAGGAAATTTTTAGTAAATGAAGGTGACTTTGTTTTCTCGGTTTTATCGTAAGGTAGTTTTAATTTATCAAACACGGTTGCAATCGATCTGGCAGCCCATATCTGAGTGTCTACTCCTGTTTCTTTTTTCACTTGGTGTAATAATAATTCTTCTCTGGTGGTCAATTCTTTTTTTAATTGATTCGCTGCTTCAACGTCTACCCGCACCCCTAGGAAACGCATATCAACCAGACAAGGAAACAAATCAGTTTCGAGATTAAAAATATCTTGTAAGTCTTCTTCAATTATTTTTGTTTTGACACATTGCCAAAGTTCAAAAGTTAACTCTGCATCTTTTTCTGCGTAAGCTCCAACTTCACTTGCAGGTAGTTGCCACATGTCAGCCTTTGCATCTAGTCCTCTCGATTTAGCTGCTTCGGTAAGAGCTTTTTCATTTTTACCTTTGTTTAAAAAATGCCATGACAAAGTATTGAGTGTATATGAAAATCTATTTTCATCTAAGAGTGAGCACGCAACCATAGTATCTACCACTAAACCATTGATATTTAAGCCTAATTTTCGTATCCAACATACGTCATACATAGCATTATGAAAAATTTTTGTAGCTGGACAATTTAAAATATCTTTGAACCATTCTAAAGTTTTATCTCGATCAGAGTTTGGCCCTGTAGCATGAGCTATAGGAAAATACCAGCTTCCATGTTTAACAGCTACAGCTATTCCTACAACTTCACCACGTCCTACAACTGCACCTGAGCCTAATGATTTTAAATCTTTATCTTGGGTTTCTAAGTCGATAGCTATTTCGTCATGCTCTCTTAAGTCTGGGTACTCTGTATGCATTACCCATTCTGTTTGAGCTTGCATGTAACTAGGTAATTTCATGAGTAATCTCTTTCTAATATCATTTCTAAATAATGTATTGCTTTTTGTATATCTTGTTCTTTTCCTTTTGACTGATGTCTGCAAATATATTTTATAGCATTACCTTCTGCGAATAATAATTTGTTTTCATTAATAAATTCTGCGGGCTGAATCTTCATCGAACGATAGTGTTTCCCGCCTACCTGCTCTTCTAATGAATTATATGTTGTTCCTTTAAACATATCTTTGTTAGTCATAGCTTATACTCCTTTATAACTTTTTTAGCTTTTAACTTGTATAGATTATTTCTCGCTCTTGAAATGCCTACATACCACACTCTATGCTCTTCGTCTTGTTTGTCAATGCTTTGTTTGATTCCTTTCTGAACTTTACTGCTTTGATGTAAAGATAAAATTACATTATCTTCTTCTCCACCTTTTGCTGCATGAATTGTAGATACAAATATCCTTGCTTTATTACTTAATTTTTCCCCTGCCGCTAACATATTTCTAATGTATAAAACTTCTTTATGTGGAGCTGCAGTAAACACATCATACCATTCTTTATCTTTGTTCCAAAATTTTGCATTAGGTATATAATCTCTTATGTCATTTATTTCTGAGGGTTCTAATGCTTCTTCTGTTTTCCATTTTGTATAAGCCACCGCAGCATTATAAATTCCAACAATAAAACTTTTACCTTTGTTACTTTGATAATATAAATTTTTACGCCTAAGTTCTTCCATAATTGTAAGTAAATTACTTTTAGTCCTAGATAAAATTAACCAGTTACCTTCTTTTAAATTAACCTGACCTAAATTATTTATGTGTTGAGCCAATCCTTCTACCGGTCTTGGTAAATATTTTTTATGTTTCCTGATGCCTGATATACGGCTAATGGGTATTTCAGATTGTTGTTGTACAGCTTTTGATATACGTCTTGAATGTTTTAAAATTATTTCTCTACCGGGTTCTGTAATAAATCTATTAACATCAGCTCCAGCCCACGCATAAATAGCCTGGTCATCATCACCAGCTAGATACATATGTTCAGTTTTATTTTTTAATATGTCAACTAACTTCCATTGTAGTGGAGATAGGTCTTGTGCTTCATCAATAAAGATAGCTTTTAATTTTGGTATCTTATCTTGTCTCTCTATCAATGTTTTAATTAAATCATTAAAGTCCATTATTTCGTTTATTTTTTTGTATTCTTTTAAAGTGCTAGCTATATTTTTTAAAGAACCCCAATTAATAACTTTTCTATCGTGTTCGTTTCTATTAAATAACTCTTTTACATCTATATCCAAATTAATAGCTTTACCTATCATTTGAAAATATGGATTGTTACAAGTTAAATAATGAGTTTGTTCTTCATTATATTTATCAGAATAGTTTACGCGAATGCCTAAAAGTTTTCCTATCTCTTCATAATTATATGGTTGCATGATTTGTTCTTCGTTCATACTCAAAAGATGAAAACAAAACGCATGGATAGTTTGGAAGTATGGAACTTGTTTTTCCGATACTCCCACCCTATCACGCGCTACCCCAGAGGCTTTTTTAGTGAAAGCAAAATATCCAATCTGGTGATATGGAGTACCAGTTCGAACATATGCTTTCACCCTTTGAAGTAATCTGTAAGTCTTACCTGTGCCAGGTGGACCAAAAATTTTAGTTAGTTTTGCCATTTGATTTTTGAAATGTATCTACTAATTTTCCTTTGTAACCAAATGTTCCATGATGTATTGTTTCTCCGTCAACTAATGCATGAAATTTAAATCCAGCTGCTCTTGTTAAATCGCAAAATTTTACATCCTCACCTAACCAAGTATTGTTTTTAAATTCTGTGTCCCAAAAATTATAAAGATATTTAGCCGCTGATTCAGATATAGAACTATAATTTTTAATGTGTAACTCAGGGTGTTTAGCCATCAATTGTTGATATACTCTTCTATGTATTAAAGTTAAACCTGCTGGGCCTCTTTTTATTTCTGTAATTCCTTTGCTATCAATATTTATGTTTTTATGATTTTCAAAATTGACTGAATATTTTACAGAGTTGTCTTGTGTCTTTTTTCTGTATGGGCAACAAATAAAATCTTTTTCAGATAATATCATTCTCCCTATCACATCAGGTTCAAACTCTACATCTGCATCTACAAATAATTGATAATCATAATCTGAATCTAAAAACAAAGCAGTTAATACATTTCGACCATAGCCAACGTATGGACATTTAAAAGTATTAATTGTAGCTTTTATTTTAGCTACGGTAAATTTATCAAAAAGTTTTACTAATGATAAACATGTTGCGACATGCATTTGATCGTACGCAGGTAATGATACACACACGCTTGGTATTTTTTTCGTCATACTATCTCCTTTTTATCTTCTATTTCTACTTTTTCGTCTGGTGTTTCTTCTCGTTCTAATCCTTCTATTGGTAATTTAAGCACCCTTAGTTGTGGAAAAGATTCTTTATGGTCGCCTTTTGGAAATCTTTTCTTGCAATCAAAATCTCCTTTAAAGTGTTGGCGAATCAAGTGAGCTGTCCTATCTCTTTTTTGAGTCCAGTCACCTCGTTTAAGTTCTTCATAAAATTTTTGAAATATAAAATAATAGTGGTCTTCTTCAATTAATACAGATCCACTTTCAAATGCAGTGTTGGTTGTTGCTTCTGGTCCATTTACATATTCTATTAAAGCCTCTTTTAATATTTCTATAGGATTAGTTCCTATAGGAGGCGGCATATCTTTTTTAGTTGCCCACAATCCCTCTAATATTTTTTGAAATTCGTTTTGTTTTATTATTGGCGGAAAGATACTTGTGCTATCAGCTACCAGCTTACGCATTTGTTTTACTTCATCCATACGACTTATGTTCTTTGCGTGCACCTGCACCACATCGTTGTTACCTAATTCTACATCAAAAAAATATTCTGGTTCTGGTCTGTAAGTAATCTTAATTAAATTTGATAACTGTGGCCAGTGTGTGTCCCTGTTACTTCCTATACCAAATTTTCTTTTAATACATACACCTTTTGCACAATATGCAGAGATAGGTAAGTCATAACATGTATGACCTGCGGTATCTTTCTTCCAAAATTTTATTTTATCTTTTACTTTTTCATCACCCCATATTTCATCATACTGTATAAAATCTCTTGCTGCCTGTAATACTTTCTTATCCCAAGACTCTGGATATTTCTTTTTAGCAAACACCATGTAGTTAAATAAAAATCTATCTCTTTCATCTTTTAATTTGGTGCCTGATTCCTGTATCTGTTTACAAATAACTTGAAGACATGGTGGTCCATCTTTTAAATCATCTGGTCCACCAGTAAGTTCATCATTTACTTTTTTGTTTATTAAATCTTTTAATGATTCTTTTGTTTGTAAATTAACTTTAACGACTTCTAAGAAGTCTTGATATTCTATGTGACTACCATCAGGTTTAAGAGCTCTACGCTCTGTTTTTTTAAAGTAAGGTAAGTTTATAAAACTACCCACTGTCTTTTCTCCGTTTTGATTCTTACCAAGTTTAGTTTGTTTAGGATATATTTCAGTCTTGGATGATAGACCAAATAAAAATAATAAATTTTGTAATACCTCTCTTATTAATGTTGCAGGTACTTTTTCTTTTGTAAATATATAAACATGAAGTCCACCACTCTTTGATTTAATTGGTACGACTGGTAGGTCTTTGTCTTGTATGACTTTTAAAAACTTACCTATGTTGTAATCAGAATAATCTTTTGGGTCTACATCTATTGCACCAAATGAACATGTGCCTTCATCATCACAAGGTTGTAATCCTATTGATACTTTGCCATCTAAATGTTTTTGATAATCTTCGTCGGATATTGCTCTGTGAGCCCAGCCATAATCAC